ACTTGGAGGGGGACTTATCTCCAAGGACATGGCTATGCGTGAACTACCATTTGGTGTCAACGTGACTCTTGAACAAGAGAAAATTGAAATTGAAAAGATGCGTGACGCATTGGTTGGTTCGCTAGCATCCATGGCACAAGCAATTCCTCAAATGGCTATGCAGGGACAAGACCCATCAGCACTAGTACGCCAGATGTCAGAAGTGATAAAGGCACGTAAGGCTGGTAAGTCTATTGAAGATGCCATTGAGGAAGTGTTTAAACCTGAGAATCCTCCTGCTGGTGCAGAAGAACAGTCTGAGCAACCTGTCCCCGCTGCTCCTGGTTCCGCTCCAGCAGGAGGCGCTTCAGCGCCACAGGGACGACCAGATTTACAATCAATTCTTAGCACTATGACTGGCGAAGGTCAAGGACGTAGTGCAGTACGGACAACTAGAGAACGAGCAGTCTAAGGAGTAAAACATGGCAACACCTCGTAAGAGAACCGCAAAGGTTAAAACAGTTGCTGATGAGAGTTACTCAAAGTTAGACCAATATTGCATTTGGTTAAATGAATACTACCGCGCATTAAGACGTGCAGAATAATGCCAAGAGGCGGATACCGTCAGCCCAACAACCCAGCACCTGTATCAGGTCCTGGTGCACTTTCACAGCGCACAGATGGTGGAGCAACAGAAGGTATGACACAACCACAGCAACAGTACACAGGATTTAATTATGGTGAAGGCGGAGAGATTGCTGCACAGCAAAGCGGCGCACCGCTTGCTGGTGCAGGATTTCCTAACTTTAAGTTTACACCATTAGACGCTCCAACAGAGCGCCCTAACGAACCAGTTACATCTGGTATTGACATGGGTGAAGGTGGCGGTTCAGAGTTAATGGCAGGTATGCCTAACTATGCACCAACATTAACTGACACATTAAAGCGTCTTGCACAGTACGACCCATCAGGTGACGCAGAATTAATTTATAGACAACTACTTGATAACGGGTACTAATGCCTCAGTATATCAAACCCGTTGTTGCTGAAGTTTCACCTAACCTTTATGCTGCTGCTAAATCTGCGGGTTTATCTGGCGTAGAAAAAAACCAAGTAGAACAGATGAGTTACACGATTAAGAAGCATCGTGAACTTGCTAAACTTGGCACTGAAGGTGCACGCAAAGAGTTTGACCGCTTAGACCCAAATATTCAAGACCAATTGAAGTTTATGTTTAAAGATGCGGAGTACATGCAGGAAGCACCTGATGCTACTGACCGCTTTATGGGTGTCGTTAAAGGCGCTGCTAAGATTGTGGCTTCTCCGCTTATTGGTTTATTTAAGTTGGGTGGACAATACAACCGTTTAATTAACGAGCCATACAAGGTTGCTCGTCAAGTTGCACAGGGTGCAGATTTATTTTCTGCTAAAACATGGACTGATGCATGGGATGGTAAGAACCAGTACGACCTAGGCGCATTAAAAGAAGCAACAGATTACTTTGGTAAGTTTGATGTTGAGGTAGCAAAGGGATTACTTGCTGGTAAGACTCCTGGTGAGATTGTTCAGGACTACGGCAAGGTAGACCCTAACCTACTTAACTCAATTAAAAAAGCATACGATGACCCTGATACTTTTAAGAAAGTTATTGATGGCGTAAAGTATGCACAGGTTTCACCTGGTCGAGACATTGCTCGTATGCTTGACCGCAGACCACCTTCAAGTGGAGTTAGCGGTAGCACTAAAAATGTTTCTGGTGTTATTGATTTTATTTATCAGATTGCAGTAGACCCTCTTACTTGGATGACAGGTGGATTAAGCAAGGGTGTTACTAAGGGTGAGCGTATTGCTAACTCACTTACAGAAGCAATCAACAAAGGCGTTCCAATTGAGAAGGCTGTTGAGACTACATTTAAAGACCCACTAGTATTTAACTTGTGGGAAAAAGGTATTGGTCCTGCAATTAAAAGAGTTGCAGATTCAGTAAACCCAGGTGAAAAGTCATTAGCAATTGATAACATTGCTAAAAACTTTCCAGGATACAACGACCCTGTTGCTATCAAAACACTTAGTGAGTCTAAAGTATTTGATGCTGGTAGCGCACAAAAGTTTTTTGAAGATGCTGGTAATTTAAATCTATTACTTGCTGGTCGTGTTGATGGCATTACTTATATGCGTAATGGCGTAGCAGTTGCTCGACAGAATCGTTTGATGTCTGATGCAATTACACGCTCACTTGATAGTTTATTTAACAACATGTCTAAGACGGGTGCAGAGCGCGATGCCGCGCTAACACCTATTACAGCAGCATTGCTTAATACTGAAGACGCTTTGCAGCGTCTGATTAATCCTGCATCTGACATGTCTGTTATTTTACAGGCTAACAAAGAGATTAAGGGTTGGAAGAAAGTTGGGCAGATGGCTGCCCGCTCTCCACAAGGACTAGAAGTACGTATTGGTGTTAACGCAGTTGACACTGCTGGTAACTTTACAGCACGTGCTCGTCAGATTTTGCCTAAAGAAATGGCTCAAGCATTAACAGTACGCTTCCTTGAGTCATCTGCTGATGAACAGATTGTTATTTTACGTAACTTAGATGCTGCAACTATGTACTCAATGGGTCTTGGTGGCAGTGTTAAGGGTGAAGAACTAATTGTTAAAACGCTTCAGGACAAGTATGGTGACAAAGCAGGCTTTGCAACTAAAAGAGACCTAGCAATTAACCCAGAACATGCTAAGTTTGCACCAGCAAACTCTGTGCGTGAATCTGAAACTGGATTTTTTGTTAACACAGAAGGTCCAATTCAGCCATACCAGACAACTTGGGCTGTTGGTCCACTACCTTACGATACAATTGGCTCAACTGTTTGGGAAATTAAGTCTAAGAAGAACATTGTTAATGCACTTGGTGGTGCAACACAGGGTTCTTTCTCAAAGAAACTAGTTGACACATGGTCTATCTTGACTTTGTTCCCACGTTTGGGTGTGCGTTCTGCAATTGATGAAGCAACAATGTATTTGTTGTCTGCACCTAATAAAGATTTGCGTCACTTTGCATCACTTGAAGGTTTTCGTTTAGGAAACATCTCTCGTGCTGCTACAGGTTCTAAGTCTGCTACTGGTCCAGTACGTCAAGGCATCCAGAAGGCATTAAGTTTTAAGCCTAAGTCTAATAAGCCTATGCGTATTGGCAAGCAGCCACGTTATTCACACGAAGAAGCGCTAACATTGTTAGACCGTCAAAATATTATTAACGCTAGGGCTGCTGAATTAGAAGTAGACCCAGCAATGTTGTCTAGTTTGGAAAAGCGTCAGGCTATTTCTGACCATGTATCTCAAATGTATGGTCGTTACGTTGACCCTGAAACTGCTGGTTATTTAATGCAGGCATTTATTCATTCACCTGATGCGTTAAACTCTATGGCTGCATCACTTGTGGCTAGCAGTGGTATTTCAGGTCGCTATGGCGATGAAGTTGCTGCATCAATTATTACACCATCTATGCTTGACATGGCTTTTGAAGCCATAGGCATTAAGATGGGTAAGGGTACACGTACCATTGATACTGGTATGCTATCAGAGCAAGAAGTTGCACTAGCGCATTTTGAAAAATGGTTTAAGATGCTTGCTGGTAACAAGATTAAGTTAACCGATGAGCGTACATTTAATCCAGCAGATATTTTCTTTAGATACAATGCGCTAAAGCCAGGCGAGATTGACCCTCGCACTGGTAAAGAAATGATGGAACTAGCATTAGATGCTGGTATGCAGAAGATTGGCTTTGAGTTTAGTGATTTAACTAAGACTTGGGTTATTAGAAATAACGAAGACCAAAAGGCTATCAATGCGTTTTTAGAACGCTCTATGTACACAGTACAAGCCCGTGCTAAAGGTTTAGATGATGAGCAAATTGTACGTGGACAGTTGTTCCGTATGTTTACGGACATGTATGAGACATTCCACGGGGATGCAAACAAGTTTAATGAAACACTACTTGATGTAGTTAGAAGTAGTTATAACGAACTATCACGTATGGGTGCTAATACTGGTCGTATTCCTTCATGGAATGAAGCAGTTGCTCGTATTCCACTAGATGAGTTCCAAGATGCAAGTAAAGGCTTCCGCATTAGCGGACCTATTAACACTGAACTAGCATTTGGTGACTTTGATATTGAGTCTGTATTTAGACGTGCTGGTAATACTATGATGGACTGGATGGACCAGCAAGTAACTGGTATCTTCCGTCAGCCAGCAGTAATGGTTACATATGCTGCACTTCGTAAGAAGTACAAGGGTATTGAAAAAGAGTTTGTACGCCAACAGGTAAAGAATGAACTAGGTCCTTTTGCTGGTGCTACACAAAAGCAAATTGATTCTATTACTGAGAAGTATAAAGCCATTGCAGAGAAGCGATTTACTGAATTAGCAGTGCGTGAAGCAGCAGATACTATCCTTAAGTTTGCTGATAACCCTAAGATTCGTTCTAACTTCTCATTTAGTTTACGTACTGTAGGTCGTTACTACCGTGCAACTGAAGACTTCTATCGCCGTCTTTATCGTTTAAAGGATGTTGCACCACGTACGCTATACCGCCTGCGTTTATCTAATGTAGGTCTTGAGGCTAGCGGTGCTATCCATGAAGACCAGAATGGCGAACCATACGTAGTAATGCCTATGGACAATGTAATCTTTAAAGCAACTGATGGTGCGTTTCGCACGCTAACAGGTAACTTAGGATACAGTCAGCCGTTGTTTAATGAGTTTACATTTAAACTCCGTATGGTTAACCCATCATTTTCACAAGATGCTGGTCTTCCTACGCTATCTGGTCCTGTTGCAGGACTAGGTGTTATTGGTATTAAAAACCTACTAGGTGTAGTACCAGGTAAGATTCCGTTTATTGGAGATACATTACAGCCATACTCACAGCAATTAGGTGAGGGCATTGATACATTTGCACTAGGTAACATTGGTGATAACATAGATGTTATACGCGCTACCGTGCCTTCTTCACTACAACGTGTATGGGGTATGTTGCCATTTAATGAGAAGTCTCGTCAAGAGACAACTGCTGCTATGCAGGCTATTGCTTACAATGCAGCGCATGGCGTGGGTATTGACCCTAATGCTACTGATGAAGAAAAGGCTAAGTACCTAGATAACATTCGTATTTCAGCACATAACGTGTTGTTTATGCGTCACTTCTTAGGGCTATTCTCACCAGTTGCTCCTACAACTATGGAGTCTGTAGGTGTTCCTGACTACATCAAGGACACAGGTATTACTAGCCTACGTTCAGAGTTCTTTGACATTCTTAATGGAATTACTGCTGCTAATCAGGGTGACATTACAGACCCATACGAAGAAGCATTGGCTACATACATTGGCACTAACCCAGGCAAACTTATCTACACAGTATCTCGTGAAGATAAGCAGACTAGAGTTCTTATTAAGAACACAGATAAGTTGAAGGACTGGGGCATTAGAAATGCCAAGTTGGTAGAGCAGTATGGCGAAGCAGCCTACATCTTTGCACCACAAATTGGTGACTTTAACGCTGCTACATACAACTGGATTCAGTCAGCAGGACTTGTTAAGAGCAAGAGCCTTGAGAAGTACTACAAGGATTTACAGACAGCAGAAGATAAGCAGAAGTATTATGACATTGCACGTCAGGAAAAAGAAATCCTGAGCAACATGTCAGACCCAGAACTGCGTGCTAATGTTATTAAAGCAGCAACACAACAGCGCAATGCGCTTAAGGCTAACAACCCATTGCTTAACTCAGCACTAATTGGTGAAGGTAATACCATTGGTAATGAAGCAGTGTTAATGAATAGTGTAGAGCAGATGATTGCTAACCCTAGTGTTGACATCAATCCAGCCACACGTCAGCGTATGGCGCTAGCCATCAAGATGATGCGTGAGTTTATTGCATTCTCTACTGACCCAGAACTAAAAAATGTAGCCAATGCACCACAGTTAAAGGCTGCACGCAAAGCACAGATTGAGGCTAACTTGAATGAACTAATGCTGGGTGACTTGTATTTAACAGAAGCAAACCGAGCAATCTTTAGGTCAATCCTTAATTTTTATTCACGTGATTCATACTATGCTTATAAGGAGTTAAAGTAATGGCTGACATTAGAGGTTTAGAAGAAGCCTTTGCTGCTGCTTCTGAAGAAGCGCGCCGTACGTATGACCGCCTTAATGGTACAGGTGGACGTGGTGGATTAGAACAAGATTATTTACTTGCTAAAGAAAAGTCAGAAAAAAATCCAGACGATAAAACGCTTAAGCAACGTTATAGCAATGTTAAGAAACTATACGATACTGCTGCTGCTGAATACAAGCGAGCACAAGATGCTAAGAACGCTGCACGTTTAGAACTCAATAGGGCTAACAAAACAAGCGAAAAAGAAAAAGGCGCTAAAGATTTAGTTGACGTATACAACAAAGCAGTAGATAAAGTTAAGAGTGCTGAAGCACTTATTCCTTCTCGTGGACAGGCTCAATACGATGCTGCTGTTCAGGCTGCCTATGATGCAGCCGCTGCTGCTAAAGCAGCAGGCGGTAAGGTATCACCATTGCCACCACCTGCTACTGGCGTAAAGCGACCAGAGGATAAAACATCTAATGCTGCTGGTGACAGCCCAGAAATATTAGAAGAAGTAGCCAATAACAAATATAAAGATTATACAATTAAATCTGATGGCTCAGTTGTTGCGCCTGGTGGAAAGCGTATTTATTTTGTTATTGAAAAAGATGCAAACGGTAACTCTGAAGTACAACAATATGAAAGCGTTGCTACTGCTCGTGATGCGTTCCTTAAGAACTATTCAGCACCAGGTGCTTTAGATAAACTAAAGCAACAGTTGCGTGCTAAGAATTATATTAGTGCAGAACAGTTAAAGACTGGCGATTGGATTCGTGGTCTTGATGACATGCTAGGTGATTACACCCGTGATGCTGTTACTGCCGTTAAGTATGGTGGGGCTAAAGAGTCGCCACTAATTGATGCATGGTTTGGTAAAGCAGTTGGTGGAACTGGTACAGGAGAAACTAGTAAGGCTGGTACCTGGAAAGATACAGGTCTTGACCTAACTACTGTTGGTGATGCATACAGAGACATCAATGATTACATGATTGATGCGCTTGGTAGAGAAGCAACTCAAGAAGAAAAAGCCGCTTACTACAAAGACCTTAATGCTCGTGAGTTAAAGTCAGCAGTTGAGACTGTTGAAGTACGCGATGCAACTGGAAAGATTACTAAGTCTAAGCGCACAGGCGACTTTGTTACAGCAGAAGAAAAACTTAATTCTAAGAACGCTATTGTTCTTAAAGCATTAGAAGGCACAGATGCTGGGACAATACTTAAGTCTGCTAAAGGCAGCCAAGTAGCCGTACAAATTGGTCAGTTGCAAAAGGCTGCTGCTAGTTATGGTCAGCCAATTTCTGCTGGTGAAGCACTTAAGTATGTCATTGAAGGTGGCACACAGAAGGATGCTCTTGCTAAGCAAACAGAACGTATGCGTCTTAACGCTATGACTATGTATGGCAACCTTAAAGACCACATCAAAGATGGTGGAAATGTTAAGGACATTGCAGACCAGTACGCCATGCTTAAGGCTAAAAAACTAGGCATACCTATAACAGATGCATTTAATGATAAAGATGTACAAATGGCATTAACTAAAGACGGTGGTCTTATGAGCACCGCAGAGTTTACAAGACAGATGCAAGCAAACCCACTATGGCGACAGACAGAAGAAGCACGCGAAACTGCTGCTGATTTTGCTAACACCATACTTAAGTCGTTTGGATTCATGGGCTAATGGCACAGACAGCAGCGCAAAAGGCAGCAGCAACAGCCTTAAAGCAAGCACAAGCATTGCTTGCTAAGCAGAAAAAACAATTGGCTGGTTTAGAGGCTGAACAAGAAACACTAAACCCTACACCTACCCGTGTTAATACAACAACGTTGCAAGGTATTATGGCGGCATCTGCTCGCCCTACTGCACAGGAAATTGCAGACGATGAGTGGTCTAGAAAAAAAGTAGGAACAACTGGTAAGACTCAAGCGCAGTTAGATGCAGCAGCAGGTGCTGCTGATGTAGTTAAAAGCATTAATGAAAACTACAGTGGTTTGGGTATTACATCTAAAATTGACCCCAATACTGGCAAGGTTATTACAACACAAGGTAACAAAGTAATAACTAACAATGCACCTGGTAGTCCGTTTGCTCCAGTTGTTTCTGTAGAAGATAAACCAGAAAAGAAAGAAATTAGCGATGCTACTCGTGATGCATTTGCTATGCTTACAGATTTATTTTCATCGTATGGACTTGAAAGTTTAGCAGGTGAAATTGCTGATTACATGAAGCAAGGGTTTACTGCAACTGAAGCATTAATTAAGTTAAAGACTAATCCTACTGGCGCGTATGCTAAGCGCTTTGCTGGCAACTTTGCTCGTGTAAAGAATGGTCTTAATGCTATCTCCGAGGCTGAGTATATTAACCTTGAAAACTCATACGCTAATACGCTTAAGGCGTATGGCTTGGGTAACATGGTTAGCCTTAACCGTGAAGATAACTACAAGAAGTTTGCTGATTACATTGCAGGAGATATATCTGCTACTGAGTTTAAAGACCGTGTAGACACAGTTGTTACTCGTGTACAAAACTCTGACCCAACAATTAAAGCAACACTTAAGGCTTTTTATCCTGAGATTACAGATGCTGACCTAGTTGGTTACTTCCTTAATCCAAAGGAAAACCTACCTAAGTTACAAGAGAAGGTAACGGCATCTGAGATTGGCGCTGCTGCTACAGGTGCAGGTCTTGGTACAAATGTTACTACAGCAACTGACCTTGCCAAGTTTGGTGTAGACCAAAAGATGGCTCGTGAAGGCTATTCAACAATTGCTGGTGTATTGCCAGGTGCTACTAAACTTGGTGACATTTACAATGAGACTGGCGTTAAGTACGCACAGGCTGAAGGTGAAGCCGAAGTATTTAAGGGCAGCCAACAAGCAGCAACTAAGCGTAAGCGTTTAGCATCTATGGAACGCGCAGCCTTTGGTGGCAGCGCAGGAACAAATCAAGACAGCCTAGCAAGAAGCACGCAAGGCTTACTATAAACAGAATCCAGAGCGGACCCACCAGCCCCGCCTGCGTATAAGACTGGTAGCAGAAGCCAGACGGTATTCCCCAATGCCGAGCCTGTGGTCTGCGATTCAACTAATGAGATGGGAGAACGGTTGCTATGAGCAACAACTACTGGGACGAA